CAATTATTGATTCAATTACTCCCCCAGTCAATCCAGAGTCTGGAACTAGGTTGCCACGTGGTGTTGTGGTTGTTGTTGACCCACCTGCGTTAACTGTAATTGTGTGTAATCTCGAGTTAACCGGATATATAGTGCCTACTGTTGTCTGCGTTCCCACTAACGTGTTAGCTTGGCCCAATTTCCATTTTTGTACTATTGCCATTTCTATCTCTCCAATTTAGATCCTTTTTATTATTTATGCAGGATCGGCAGAATGCAAGATTAAAAAAAAAGCACTCCGAAGAGTGCTTTTTGTGTTCCATACATAAAGTATAGAGCTTACATACCTTCTAAAGTAGTAGGTTCTGTAACTGTTACTGATTGTGAGTCTGATAGTGTAGCAACACCACCTGCAACTGCAAATGTACCTGTATCAAGTACTTGTGCAATTAAGTCTGCCATTTGATTGATATCAAGTGCATGCTTATCAACTACAGCATAGATTTCATTACCGTCTGCTTTAAAGTTAAAAGTACCAACTGCTGAACCAAATGCGTCTGAGATTCTTGCCGCCGCCGCATCAGATGCCGCTACTGCTAAACCTGAACCACTTAATACAACTTTGTATACTGATTGTGCTACATTTCTTTGGATTGTACCGCGAGCTACTGCTGTTGGGTTAGTTCTTGTAAAAACTGCCATTGTGCTTCTCCTAATTTTATTACTCGAGTCTGTCCGAGCATAAATTTATTTATCAAGGTTTAGCCAAAAAAAAGCACGCTGATTAAGCGTGCTTTGTTTTATATTCTGCTAACTTAAAACTTAATATACAAAGTCAGCTACTGTTGCTGATGTTACACCAGAACCGTAAGTTACATAGTTGTTGCAATATGCTTGTAAACTTTGGTCGCCAGTTGCGGCTGTGCCTACGAAGCCTGATACCCCTACGTGAAATACGTTACCACTTAGTGGAGTTCCTAATAACTCAATTGAGCCCACTTGTGAAATTGCTTGTACTAATTTGTTATAGTTAGAACCGTCTGCTAGGAAGTCAACTGCACCTGCTACAACGCCTGATGCTGACCACATACCTGCTGAAGTTACAGTGAAGTGCTGTAGCGTTCTGCCTGTTATCATTGCGTTACCAAATCCAGATCCGTCTGCAGGTCTGCTTGATTTTGATGTTCTTGCGAATGTTGCCATTTTTCTTTCTCCAAAATTGTTATTTTAATATAATTATTAATTGTCGTGCTAGATAGCACATGTAAGTATTTATGTTTTAATTATAATTTACTTTTGAAATGCACAAAAATGTCAGCTTGATGTGCTGTAGACTGTAACACGTTTTTTAACGCTCTTTTTGTTACAGCTTTTTCTGTTTTACTAGGTAGTTGCCAATCTGCAATGTTACGTCTTGCTGAGCTTAATTCACTACTGCTAACCTTAAAAGCATCCTGTAATTTCTTAAACAGTGCTCGATCTAATCCGCGGTCCTTGTGTCCAGCAGTGATCTCTCTAAAATATCTTCTTATCGCTAGCACAGGTACTGATATATTAGCGTTAGCTTTAATCCTTGCTGAGTACTTGTCTTGGTTGTTTAACACTGCTAGTAGATTATGTAGGTCTGTAGCACTGGTACGCATAGCATCAAAGTTAGTATAGTCCATGGTGTCTCGAACATATTTTTTAGCCCAGGCATTGTCTTCTTGGCGTAGTATCTCTAACATCAATATCATAGTGAACGCCATCTTTGCGACATCGTCTGCGGATTTGCCCCTGAGCGTGTCACTGCCTCTGAACATCCTTGCTTCTTTTAACTCCTCAAAGAAGTCAAACATTATGCTTTACCTTGGAAGTTAGTTCTTGAAAATTCTAAACGATCAACTAATTTTATAGCGCCACCATCGTGCCCAATGGCAACAAAACCTTCTGGTGTAGTAACCTTGTAGCCATCGTTGGTTTTTTGGAAAGTACCTATGCCTTCTACCTGTTGTAGTTTGCGCAATAGCAGGCCTTTCATTTCAATCAATCTTTTATATACAGCCATGATGCCAGTTAATGCGTTGGCGTTGTCTGCGATCCACTGTTCTTTTTCTTTGATCTTAACTAGTCTATTCTGTGCGGCTCTATCAGTGATGTTCTCTATGTCTTTGGTCATTACATCATTGTAATGCATTACAAAATCTTTAAGGAATGATGTTGGGTCAGTAACCTGTGTGCCGCTTCGTACCATCTTGTTAACAAAAGGTTTGATATTGCGGGCAAAGTCCTTGTTGTCTAAGATGATGTCAAATCTCTGTTTGCCAATCTTCTCAATGGTCTTGTAGGTGCTGTTCAGCATGGCTTTTAGTTTTACGTCCTCACTCGGAGTCAGGCTGGCTATGCCAGTGTAGTCTTTATATGTAGCATCGTCAAACCATACGTCATTAGTTTGATTAAGTCCTTGTACATTTACTATAAACGAAGCTTTCATATCTTCAAGAGTATTACCTTCGTAGCTGGTGTGGAACACTATACCTAATTTGGCATTAGCAATCCTAGCACCCAATTTAGAGTCAACAGGTACAGCATAAGTTATGGTGTTAGGAGTAAACACATAGCATGATTGACCGTTAATTTCTTCTGTGGTTACATCACCTTCTGTAAACATTAGGTCACCTTGCACCACTCCGCCTATCCCTAATTTTTTAAGATTTTTTAGTGCTGACTGTAATTTTACTGCTAGCTCAGGCTTATCACTGTAGAATTTTTCAATGTCTCTGGTGGACTTACACAGTTTAGGTTCTGCGGAAAATACTGATTTAGTACCAACAAAGAAACGACTGTCTTTAGGATCAACACCACATATAATTGCTGGTGACCCGTCCCACTTAACTGTTAGTTTGCTCGTGGTTCCTGTTCCATCTGCTAACATCTGGCGGAGGCTTTCTACATAATCCAATGCACTCATAGCGCCATCGTAGCCATCGTTAAACACTAGATCCTCGAGATGTTCAAGGTGCGTGTTCTTGCTTTCTGTTAGTAAAAAGGTTGGAGTCTGTCTTTTGATCTCAAATAGTTTCATTATAATACGTCTGCTGGTTCTTCAATGACTCTGCCTGCATCTGCGGCCTTATTGTAATAGTCATTGAATTTTTGTATATTTTTTGGTTGTTTAACTTTATACAGTCTTGTAGCGGGGTCACGTTGAACTTGTCCACGCAAGCCTTTTGGTAACTTATTTAAATACCAGCCGTCTTTTCTTACAATAATATTAACATCGTCGGCTCTGTATAGCGGATGGTCAAATCTATATTGAGTAGTATCGTCTAGTGTAGAATTAAGATCAAAGTTAGCACCAGTTTGTACGGGTTGGTCTGCAGGTGTCGTTGGAGCAATAAGTGCGTTTAATTGTTGTTGTACTTCTTTACTTGCAGGACTATATCCTCCAGGACCTTTTACACCCCATTGCTGTCCTAACCATCGATAGGTATTGCCTTTGTATTCAAAATCTCTAGAACCTGTTTGTGTAGGTATTTCTGCATTAGACGCCATAGCGTTGGGTGCTAATGCTTGTCCAATCCCTTTAGCCAGTCCTTTAAATATTCCAGCCTCGGACATTACTTCTTTAATCTTCATCTTTTAGTTTCCTTATGCCTCTGGAGAATTTTGATGGGTCTTGACCTTTGATCGCATTTAAGAAACGATTTTCTAGTTTGGTCGCAGTTTCATTGTCGTAGTTTTCGTGGATATGCTGTATGATGTTGATGGCACTTTTGATCACATTGCTAGCACGACTTTCTAGGAGATTTTCCTTGTCCTTGTGTATTAGTAGTTCGTCAAGCTCTGTTAATATACTACGGGTACGTTTTTGCACGGTCTCACTCCAATTTAGTATATTTATGCTTGTCTATACTGATTTATTTCTTTAATTATAGCATGAACTAAATATGATTACAATGAATAATTATTTTTGCGTATTACCTTTTTACAGTAAAGAACATTTCAACAACATCACCACACCCTGTTGTTTGCTACCTTTTGATGTAGATCTAGAACAAGTTAAACAGGACATGCTCGATGGTAAACGTGCACCAGCATGTCAAAAATGTTGGGCACTAGAAGATCAAAATATTAAAAGTGATAGACAAATTAAAAACGAATCGTTTGACTTCTATGCTGATAAAGATATACAACAAATAGAAGATGCATGTCAAAAAGGAGAGTACAGCACACAAATCGTTAAATTAGGAATCTCAAATCTTTGTAACAGTACCTGTGTAACTTGTGGTAGCATAGCCAGTAGTGCGTGGGCTACATTACGAAAACAAAAAACATTTCAGATTTTACCTGATAATAAGATCAATGGCATTGATTACAAAAATCTAATAATGTTATCTTTTGTTGGTGGTGAGCCTCTGATGGAGAATAAAAACTTTTGGATATTAGAGCAACTAATAGAACATAACAATACCAATTGTTTTATAAGTGTAATTACTAACAGCAGTATAGAGTTAAGTTCAAAGCAAAAAGATATATTATCAAAATTTACAAATGTAAATGTTTGTCTTAGTATAGATGGAGTAGGAAAACGTTTTGAATATATGAGGTATCCTCTGAAATGGGATATCCTCTTAGAGAATATTAAATTATTCAAACAGTTAAACTTTATGCTCAGTGTTAGTTATGTTGTTAGTAATGTAAATGCTATGTACTATCAAGAAACCATTGATTGGTTTGATAGCATGGGGCTGACACACAATCACACTATGGTGTCAGAGCCTGCATACTTTTCACCGCATGCACTTCCTATAGGTATTAAAAATAAAGTAAATGTTACTCATATACCTAAGGTAGAAGGTGCAGACGATCTTGTACAATTCAATGCGGCAATTAAAGAATTACGAATACAGGATCAATTAAAGAAGATTAGTATTAAAGATTATATGCCTGAATTTTTTGATTTAATTCAGGAAACGTATCTCGCCAATTAGTGCCTCGTCTTTGATCTAGATTATCTAAGTATTCTACAATTTCCCCCAATCAGTGTTACTAGTAGCAGATGTTATTCTGCTTTCTTAAGGCCAGCCAGCATATTCTTCAACTTGCTAGAGTCTACTTGGGCATTTACTTTTGCTGTATCTTCTTGTGATGGTGTTACATTTGATTGGCTTTTGATCTGACCCATAATGTTTGATCCAGTTCTCTGTCGTCCACTTTCTTGTGCTTCTTCACCTGGATCTGTAATACGTAGACTGTCTAAGTTAAACTCTAGATCAACTTTCATACCCACCCCACTACTTGAACGTGTTTTCATTAACTGTATCTGATATCTTCCACGTTCTCGCATTGCACGACTTGTAAATATACCAAACACATTATCAGCAGTATTAATTTTACTCAACCCACCTGCAATGTGACTGTGATCAAACTCTACTTCTTCTACTGCTCCACGATTCAACTGTGAAGCTGTAATCATTAGCATGTTAAGTTCTTTTGCTAGGTTACGTAATTCTTCACTCACATACTTGTCTTTAACAAACAAATCATTTGGGCTTACTTTAGCACTTACTGGCATGACCAAATCTAAATAGTCAACCATGATAAAGTCAATTTTCATTCCTGTTTGTACCTGCAATTCTTTCAAATAACTTCTGATTTGATTGACATTACTCTGTGCTGGCATGTATTTGATACGTAACTTGCCTGACTTCTTCCCAACCATTTTAACTTTCATTTCCACTGTGTCTAGGTCCCTAAACACTTCTTTGGTTGAACAGTTTGCTACCATACTGTCCATACGCATAGCACACAAGCCCTCACTCAATTCCAATGTCAAGAACACACCATTAAGTCCTTGCGTAACCCAATTGATTGCTATGTTCTGCATGAATAAACTTTTACCTGAACCCGAGCCACCTGCAAAGATGTTTAGTTCACCTCTGTTCATGCCGCCAAACAATCTTTTATCTAGGGTAGGCCATCCTGTTGATACCTGTCCGTTATTATCTTTGATCGCTAACAGTCTTGCTCTAGGGTCTTCAAAGTAATCTGTACCCATGTCTTTGGTAAGTGATATCTGTACCGCATCTTTAATTAATTTTTCTACTGGATCATACTCACCTTTTTCTAACAAGTCTGCTGACTTTAAGATCGCACGCTCTAGTTCTTTCTGACGTGTAAATCCTTCAAACTCAATCATGAACCAATCATAATGGTCTTCAGTTAGATCTTTGATTGGCTTTAGGTCTACCTTAGTTACTGCTAACACCTGTTCAGGGGTTGGAAGTGTCTTGTGCTTGTCAGCATGATCCATCAAGAACTTGGCCGCTTCTTTTAGGTTGCGATCAAAGTTTTCTGGATTGTAGATGTTCTGCACACGCACAAAGCTCTGTGCATCCTGCATCATCATTTCAAGAAATAGTTTCTGTAGTTCTGGTGTGTATTCTTTTGACATATATAATTAATTATACAACTTTTTCCTCATAAGTTCAATCTTGAGCTTACTTGTTTCTTTAGCGTCAATGATTGATTTAAGCACAAACAGTTTGCCATACGTCTGTACTGCTTCATTGATATCTTTACAGGTCTCCTGCCATACAGGAAAACTAGCGCTCCATCCGTACTCCTGTGCGTCTTGTAACAGTTTACTACCACTACGGTCTTGATCTGCCACCACTATAACTTCTCTGCCCAAACTTTCAATCATGTCTGCTTGTTGTTCTGATATTTGATTGTGCATGACTGCAACTCCGTCAACGCTCATGGCATCAAATGGTCCTTCACATACTATAACAAACTTCCAATCCTGTTCCTGTTTATTGAGATTAAACACGTAACCAGTGTCAAATTGATTCCAATATTTTGGTTTTACTGTGTCATCTATAGCACGTCCTACATAACCTATTAGATCATGTTGCCAATAACAAGGTATGATCACTCGTTTATGTAGATTATATGCAGAGTCTTCTGTCACATAAAAATCATACTTATCTAAATCAATCTTTCGATTGTAGCAGTACTCCAAGGCTGGGTGTGCTACCGTTAGGTCTTTAAATCTCACGGCGTTCTTTGGCAGTGGCTTGGCCGTGAACTCGATCTTTTCTTCTTCCGCTTTGACTTCTTCTGGTGCTACTAATTCTCTGATACGTATGGCTTCAATGACCAATCGTTTGATCTCATTTGGGTCTGCACCAAACCATGCGAGCAGTTTGCGGAATTTGTACGTTAAATGTCTGCCAGGTTGATAGCTGGCTTTGAAGTTACAATTAAAACAGTGGTATGATACTGAGCCGTCAGTGTTGTTTGCTATACCACCTCTACCACGCCTGTCAGGAGTTTCCCCATTGTGTTCACAGCAGACAGCATTAAAACTTGTCCATCCACTGGCACTGGTCTTCTTCTTACTAGGTAAGATTAACTTTACATAATCTTGTACGGTATTGAGCATATACTATATTATACACTCATTTTTGGAGGAAATCAATGATTTTTAGCTTATAACCCGTAGATTGATTTGGCGTTGTTGTAGTTTGAAGTAACTTCTGCACCGCTTAGGGCACGATCATAGACACGAATAATACCCATTCGTCCATTAAAGTATGTGCCGTCACCCATATTGGTTGCGGCTCCTGCACCCCATAATAGATGATGTGCTGTTAGGCTATCATCATGTGGCGAACTATATGTTATGGTTGCACTTGCAACCTCTGCGCCGTTGATATAACCTTTGAGTGTAGTAGCATCATAGGTAATAACCATGTGATACCATGTGTTGTAACTCAATGCTGAGCCTGTGTCTTTTATGATGCCTGCACCGCCCCAAAGTCCAAAGTTAGGAACAGGACTTCCTGCACCAACAAACTCTAACGCACTAAAGAAATAGGTTAGTCCTGGTGTTGGTGTGCCAGCTATTTGTAGCACAACACCTGCGGCTGTTGGATATACCCATGCTCCTGCTGAAAATGTATCTGGATTGCCTATGTCGCTGTATAAGTTTGGTGAGCGGATATAATCGTTTGTGCCATCTAAAGAAAAATAACTGCTGTTGGTATAAGTTGCCCCAACAATGGTTCCATCGTTGCTGTTTCCTGACAAATCACTGAATGTTGAACCTGTTCCTGAATAGCTTAGAGAGTTTGCTGGATCATAATATGCTACCAAACCAGAACTTACAAAGTCTGGCGGTGTGTATCCAAATTCTGCAACATTGTTAGCCACCATTTGCATGATACCTGTCATTAAACTATTCCATTACCGTTAATAAACCAAGCGTCTGTTGCTACTTTCATTAGAGTAGCCATACCATATGTGGTGATTGTTCTTGTGCTAGTTGTTGCGTTGCCTGCTAGGTACATTGATACTTCAACTTCTAGTGCCAAGGTTACGTTACCAGTCCCTTTGTTCACTATGCTTATGGCAGTACCTGTTGGGAATGCCACGTTGGCGTTGCTTGGCACCGTCAACGTCGTTGGTGCTGTGCTCGTTGAGTAATAGTGTTTACCAGAGTCAGTTAATGCAATAGTAACGTTACCTGCTGTAACTTGTGGAATATTTTTATATCCAATTGCGTATCCGTTTACTGTAGATTGTATGTTTCCTTGATATGTCGCAAGATTAACATTTGAATAATGAGATTGGCTGGCAACATAACCAACCATGCCAATATTAGCTGTAGTGACTGCGTTATCAGTATAACCTATTTGTCCAATGTTAGCAGTGGTGGTTGAGTTATCTACATATCCAATCATACCAATGTTGGCAGTGTTTACTCTTGATGTAATAACACTGTCTTGTACTGTGTTGGCAAAATCAACATAACCAGTCATACCAATGTTAGCAGTGTTTACCGCATTTGTTGTATACCCTTGTACTGCTACGTTAACAGCATAAGATGTTAATTGACTATCAACATACCCTACCACTCCCGTATTAGCAGTTGTTACTTCATTACCTATGTATCCAATAATGCCAATATTGGCTGTAGTGACTGCGTTATTAGTATAACCTATTTGTCCAATGTTGGCTGTTGTAGTTGAGTTATCTACATAACCGACCATACCAATGTTTGCATTTGTAATTGCTGTAGTAAGGTTAGTTGCTATGTTAGCGTCATCGTTTATTGCCGCAGATAATTCGACCAAAGTGTTTAATGCGTCGGGGGCGGCACCTATTAGTGCAGTAATTCCGTTGTCAACGTAGCCTTTCATACCCACATTGGCCTGTGTAACTGTCTCGTTGGTAAATCCTATCTGTCCAATGTTGGCAGTGGTTACTTGTTGTCCGACATAGCCAATCATGCCAATGTTGGCAGTGGTGATTGAGTTATCTGTATACCCCACAACACCAGTGTTTGCTTGGGTAATCACACTAGCCTGGACACTATTAGCAAAATCAACGTAGCCAGTCATACCAACGTTGGCAGTTGTGGTTGAGTTATCAACGTAGCCAACCATACCAATGTTAGCTGTTGTAACTGCGTTATCAGTATAACCTATTTGTCCAATGTTTGCTGTTGTAGTTGAGTTATCTACATAACCGACCATACCAACGTTGGCAGTTGTGGTTGAGTTATCAACGTAGCCAACCATACCAATGTTAGCTGTTGTAACTGCGTTATCAACATACCCCACAACACCAGTGTTTGCTTGAGTGATTACACTAGCCTGTACAGTATTAGCAAAATCAACATAGCCAGTCATGCCAACGTTGGCAGTGGTGGTTGAGTTGTCTACATACCCAATCATACCAATATTGGAGGCAGTTAAAATTTCTGATTGTATAGTATTTGCAAAAGCCCATGCAGTGTTACCTGCTAGCATCTGTTCTGATTGTATTGTGTTTGCAAAAGCCCATGCAGTGTTGGCAGCCACTATCTGTTCTGATTGTATTGTGTTTGCAAAAGCCCATGCAGTGTTGGCAGCCACTATCTGTTCTGATTGTATAGTATTTGCAAAAGCCAAAGCCGCATTACCTGCTAGCATTTGTTCAGTCTGTATTGTGTTGCCTAAATTAATAGTGTTATTCAATGTCACAAACACATTAGCATCATCATTGATAGAATCTGCTATCTCACCCAGGGTGTCTAATATGCCAGGGGCTGACCCAACCAATGCGGCAATGTTTGCTGATATCGAATAGTCAACATATCCTCGCATGCCCACATTGGCCTGCGTGATGTTGCCGGTGATCACTGCGGCGTTAGGTAATAACAATCCTCCAGCAGTAAGACCATCCTGTATCCTTATAGAGTCTGATGTGGTGTCGATAGTTATCTCACCCACCGGTCCAATATATGTTGAACTTACTGTGGCATTGCCACGCTTGTGTAATATCTGTACGTTAGCCACGGCCATTATATAGTTCCTCCATCGTAGGACACATTGGCCGCAAATGGTTCTGCGTTATAGTAGGCTGGGCGTATGTCCAGATCCAATGGTGCTTGGTAATTGTCATCAAAGTACATAGGTTGTTCCACGTTGTCTATCTCTCTATTGGACTTGAACGTAATTTTGTACAATCTTGCTTCTAGGTTGCTGATTGTCAATGAATCAAACGTAAATGTGCCTCGCCCAGTTGCGGCATTGGCAAAAGTTACCGCGTAGGTGTTGACCGTAATTTTCCCTATAGGATCTTGTATCGCGGCCTGCACCGCATAGCCTGTAAGATTCACGGCCTTTTGATCTTGATTCTTAAATTCAACAACCACTGGATTGTCGATCCCTTGGTAAACTACGACTGGTCTTTGATACACGGGTCTGTTCCTCGTTTTAATTGTGGGATCGGAATAGTCCAGAATTTGGACGGTGTGTTTATTATCATATAAATAACTTGTGATTAGGGGCATTTCAGTCTCGATCCTTATTGAGTATTTATCGCAAAGACATGGAAGACACATATAAGAAACTATTAGACCAATATCCGTTCATCAGCTTCATAACCTATGGCGGCAATGATTACATTGGAATCATACAGAACTCCGATGAAATCATAACTACAATCTATGATTTTGCGGCATTAAAAACTATAGACCAGAAGACACGTTTCTTAGAAATGGCAGATCAATGGTGGTGGGAATCAAATAGATTAGTACCGATCAATGTGTTTTTGAAATCTGACTGGAGCGAGTTCCGTGCCTGCTTAAAAACATTCAACAGCAAGGACGTGAACATAGAACACGGTCCTTACATAAGCCTAAAAGAAATCGCTAGCAAGAGAAGCAAGCGCAGGAGTATTACCTTAGTCAGGAAAGTAAGTTAAGATTTACCACAACCAACTGTGAATAGGCCACAGAATGACTTTTCTTAAAACTGTATTCACCCTCAACTTTAGTCCAAACCGTATCACTAACTTCTTTCCAAGTTTTACCTATTAGATGTCGCTTGCCTGGACGTATCACTGCCAGGAACATGGCCAAGCGTGGGATAGTGTCTACAGGCTCTGGCATTTTAAGTAGGGTGTCATAGTGATTGTTGATATGTATCAATTGCCCACATATTTCT